AACCCGTCGGTTAAATCTTGCGTTGTTTTTCCAACCGCGGGGGAAAGGTCAAGTACGTTTTCTTGTAGCTCTTTTATACGAGCGGTCGCTCCGGGGATAAGCGTTGCAACGCGGGAAAAGCCCTCGTTGAATTTATTTGCCATATTGACGGACGCGGCTGCTGCTGCGGTAAGCGAAGATGTTACACTGACGGCGTATATTTCAAGTGCCTTTTGGCTTTCTTTTATTTTTTTGTTTGCTTTCTCGGTTTCATCTGCTACCGATTTTAATTCTGCGTTGGCTTCTTTCACCGCCTTTTTTAAATCGTCGATGGTTAATACAATCGCATATTTTAACTCTCTATTTTCCGCCATTTTTTAATCCTCGTAAAGCTTTTCAAGTTCGTCCGCTTCTGCCTTTGTTAAAAGCTCATCCTCTTCCTTTTCTTTTATCTTGCCGCCTTTTTTCAAAATTTCAAAATTAAAACCGTGTTCGACTTTTTTTAATAACGTTTCTATGCTCCATTCGGTGAGGATTTCACGTTCGCTTATTCCGTACATTATCATTGCATAATCTATCATTTCGCCCCAGTTTGTTTTTTTTTATTTTGCGTCTCTGCGTCTTCGGCGTTGGGCATCCCAAAGTTTTCAACTATCGATAAAATAATCTGCTGATACATTGCAACTAACTGTTTATCAGTTGCATTTTTTGAAATGTATTCTTCGGTGAATTCAGGTTCATAAAACGAACAAAAAAGGCTCACCATTTTTATTTCGACTTCCATCATCTCCGATTGTGTTTGCGTTTTGCCTTTTAGTTCAATTTCTTTTTTTGTTTGTGCGTTGTGTTCTTCGATTAAAGGAATTGCAAGCCCGCAAGGAATATATGATAGCTCAAATTCTTTTTCTAAAAATAACACGGTCCTTTTTTTGTTAATCTTTAGTGCGTCAAGATTAACAAATTCTTTTTTTTGCTTTTCCATTTTGTTGTCCTAAAAATTTTTTTGCAAAAGTACGGGCGGTATTTAACCGCCCGCGTTTTGTTTTTTTACACTTCAGCTGTTTCTCTATATAGCGATTTTTCAGAAAGCTCGTTATCATCGAGCATATCCGGGTGAGGGGAAAACTCGAACGACATAGGAACTTCCGCGACGCTATCTGTGTCGTTTTTGCTTTTTAGCGTGATGTTATCATCGCCTGTATAAAAGCCATAAGGAAACTCGAACGTGCGTGAAATAATCCTACCGTCGTCGGCTTTGCGTTTGTTGGTGAGTTTCATTGCGATTGACTTTGCAACCCCGCCTGCGCCTTTTGTGAGCGTGTAGGATACAACCCGCGGTAGCTTTGTCATAATGTTTACAATGTCGCCTTCTGACACGCCGCTAACGCCGGTAAATTGAACGTAAGTTACTCCGTTATAACGTCCGAGCGGCACGGAGTGTGTCAGCTCGCCCTCGTTGAGTTTTGCGTTTTCCGTTTGATTAAAGCCCTCGTAAAACATATCGATTTTAGCCCCTTCATCAGGAACGCCAACGCCAATTTCTGTTCCTGTGAAGCCTGCTTCGGTTGGAAGCTTTTCGACTTTTAGGTTATTAAACCACGTGTCGACTTTGTCGTTGGGGTCGGTAGCGTATGTTGGCGTTACCTTTACCAAGCCTGCCATTGCAAGCTCCAGCGTCGGGATGGAACGCTCCAAAATTGAAAACTCAACTTTTGCTTTTACGTCCATTTGTCCCTTAAGCGGCACGGTGCCATTGTCGGCTTTGATGTCGATTTGTGAGGCGCTAAAACTTATTTTAACTCCACGGGCTACACTCATATCAACGAGGTTTTTGAGCGTCCAGTCGTGCTTGACGGTGTTGATTAGAACAGGGCTTTTTGTGATTTCGATTTTTGCACTTCCAAGCACCATACTGTTCGGGTTTTTCGATGTTGTTAAATCCATAAAACAATTTTCTCCTATTTTGTTTTTTGTTTTGTGATGATTAAAACCGCGTTAGGTTTTAATCCCTATGATTGTGCTTGATGTTAAATTCAAGCTCCAATATCCAAGTTTCAGTGTACGAATACGAGCGAGGCTCGATTATGTCTAAAAAAATTTCGTCATCGGGCTTTATCGCCTGCGGGTAACATAGCCCGTAAAATTTCGCCTCTTCGTCAATTGTGAAGTTTTGCACTTCGTCAAAAAATAGCGCAGCTTTTAACGAGCGTTCTAGACAATCGTTAATTGCGGTGTTGCTTGCAGGTATTTCTGCAAAAAGCTCAGCACGCAAACGTAGCCTCGCCCGTCCGTTTCCGATAATCACGGGATGCGGTAAAAACGAAAGCTCAAAGTGAAACTTTTCGCTTTTAACTTCGGACGGCAAAATAATAACTTGCGTGTCGGTTGCTTCACGTAGCCTTTTTGCAAAAGCCTCGGCAATTTTCAAGTAATTATTTTGCATAGTACGCCTCCGTCATTTTTTCAATTTGGTCGAGTTCGTCTTTTGTAAGTGTCATATATTCACGTTTTGGAATTACTATTTCTTTTTTGAGAATGTAAGCAACAAAAGGCTTTGCGTTTTTGTCTTTTTTGCACATTATCACGTTGCTCCGCTCGCTGCTATTTCTTTTTTTCGGGCGGTATACAGAATAGCCTGCTTGCCTTAACGCTTCGATTGCGTCTTTTACGCTGCGGTATTTTGCACTGTGTTTTGCGATGCTGTACGTTGCAGGGAGCGCAAGGTGCTTTGAGTTTTTCGGCGTGATAATACCGCCGTCGTTAAGGATGCGGGCGTAAGGCACGTTCGTTGCAACAATCGCGGCGCGGGTTGTGTGCATAGCGTGTAAGCTCGAGCGCAAATTGCCTGTCATTCCTTTTAAGGTGTTACTACCGCCTTTTACGGCAATCGTTAAAGGGGCGTTAGCAGGCTGTATATTGCTTTCGATACGTTTTTGAATTTTACTCAAGGCATACCGCGATATATCGGCTGCAAGTGCCGTTGTGTCTTTTTCAAAGTTAGGCAATTTTACACTTTGGACTTCTTTAATACTTAATTGCATTTTTTAGTTTTTCCTTTTTGTGATTGCTGCAAGTGGTACGCGTTCATCCTTTGCTTTTTGGATATCTTTGTATCGGGTGCTGATTATATCGCGGGCTTTTTCTAACCACTTTTCAGCACCTGTCGTATCTCCGTTGTATAAATACAATTCATAAATCGTAAGGTGCGAAACAATTAGCCTTTGCGTTTTAGAGTAAAGCGTAAAAAGAACGCCTACAAGGTGCAAAAGATTTGCCGTAAGCGTTTTAGCCCGTCCGATACATTCTGCCGTGATTTTATTTTCAGCTGTTTCGTCATTGTTGCCTGTTAGCTCAAAATATAACTTTGTGCTGATAAGGTTTTGAATTTCATCGACGGTTAAATCGGGGGCTGGTATTGCTTTGATGTGTTCGGCGTTGTTAGCGTCAAAGTCCTCTGGCGTTTCTGGTATTAAATCCAAATAGTCCTGCATACTCTTTGCCCCCTTTTTCCGTTACGCTATATACTTTTTGATAACCGACTTTGAAACTGCAAAAGCAGGAAACGGCTTTGAGCTTGAAAAGATTTTAATCCCGCTAGGGTCTTTGCTCTCTTCGTAGTTTACAAAAAACTGCAACGGCTGCAACTTGCTATCAAGTTCGTCCAGTGCTGCGTAGAAAAGCTTTCCAGTGTTTTTCAAGTCAACGGTTTGCATCTTTTTCGGGTCGATTACGTTATTAACGTCCGTCTTTCCTGGTACGGTGTAGGTGTTTGGAACCAGCATAATTTTATACTTGCCAAAAAGCACCATGCCGTAGTCCGTCCACTGCACGGGGACGGCACTTTGTGCGGTTGTAACGATTGTTAAAATCGTTGAATAAACGTCCGAGCCTGCAAGGAAGCGGATGTCTGCACTTGCCGACGTTTGCACCTGTGCAACAAAATGAGATTCAAGGGCTTTTTGTAAATCGCCAAGCGATGAGGTCGCTGTGAGCGTTGAGGCAGCGGCGGTTTTAAGCTCTCCGATTTTTACGGAGTACTGGACGCTTCCAAAGCTTCCTGTGTTGGCGGGGTAGCTAATTTCGCCAGACAGTGCTTGGCAGCATAAAATTTCAACCGTTTTAGCCGTGCGGTCTCTAAGCTCTTTTACCGCTTCGGTGAGTTTTGCCTCGATGCCGCTTGTTTCTCCGATGCTGATTAAATCGTTAAGCTCTCGCCCCAAAATGAATTTTGAAATTGCAATTGGGTGAACTTCAGTAACCGAAACATCCTGGGCATCTTTACCGACGGGGTAGGACTGCGAGCCTCGTTTTGTAATAGGGACTGCACCCGTTTCATTTGCGATGTCGGAGATGGCAATATAAGGCGATGTTTTTTGCTCTCGAACTGCGGGCGGAAAAATTAAGTCCGTCATCGGCGTGAAAAGTTTTGGCATTTCACTCACGGTTTTGCTGAATTTGTCAAGGGACAAAAAAGATTTGATACTGTTTGTTACGTTGATGTTCATAAAAAATTCTCCTAAAAGTTTTTGTTAAAATTTACACAAGGTAAATACCCGCGACTCGAAATTCATGCCTTCGTTTTGTCGCCTCTTGCTCGTTTGCATCTTGTATCGTTTCCCCAGTGCCATCAAGCACGTTTTCTTTTTTTACGGCACCAAAAACGAGGACGTTGACGGTGCTGTCCTTTGTTTTATCCTCGATTGCGTCAAGGCAGATACCGACAAAAATCGAGTTAGCCTCTTTTGTGTGCGTTAGCGTCATCGTGGTGTCGTTTTCAGTATAAAGGCAAGTGCCTTCTTTGATGTTTTTCAATCCGTCTTTTACATTGTAAGGCTGGATAATGTAAAAATCGCTTGCGATGATTGAAGACTGTGAAATACTGATTTTTCCTAAGTTTCCGTTAATCATTGTTTACTCCTTAATTTGATTAAAATGCTTTTCCAATGAGCCTTGCCGCTTCACTGTAAGAGACTGTTTCTTTTTGGGAAGACGCTCCGCCGTCAGACAATGTAACTTCGTTTTGAAGATATCCGAGTGATGGCATTGTTTCAAAAACTTCCGTTAAAAGGTCAAAACTCGAACCTTTTGCTTTGCCGTCAGAAAGGGTGATACTATCCGAAAGGGAAAGGGTTCCAGAAACAAGGGCGAGTTTTTCGATGCCTGCTTTTGAAAGTTTACCCTCTGCGGCTTTCAAAAGTACGTCCCTTTTTGTCTTTCGCAGGTTTTCGTAAAGCGTGCGGGTTGCAGGGCTTGCATCTGATAGCTCGATTTCAGGGTGTTCGGCTGCAACCTTGTCGAGCTTTTCGGTTAGCTCTTTTAACTTTGCGGTAAGCTCTGCATTTTCTTTTTTGAGCTCTTCCGTGTCCGTGGACGCTGATGCTGCGTTTTGTTTTTGCAACTCGGCGTTCTGTTTTTCAAGCTCCGCGATGCGGGCTTTTAACTGTTCAAGTTCGTTCATTTTATCTACTCCTATATCAGATAAATTTATGCTAGGAAATATAAGCGTTTCGGTTTGCGTGTCGCTTGCTGCTACCATTTCGGTGATTGTGTTTTTTAGGTCTTTAATCGCAGGCGGTTCTTCGCCCAAATATGCAAGGTGATGTAAATAATACTTACCGTTGCTATCTTGTTTGGCACCGATGGAGCAATCAGGGAAAAAGCCAGCGTTAACGGCTTCGTTTAGTTTGTCGTTTTCTTCGATGTCTGCAAAAAGGGAAGAGCCGACTAACTCGACGTTTTTCACGTTGCCGAGCCGCGGGGTGCGTGCGTTTATTTCGTGTCCGATGGTAACGGGGGCGGTGTGCATTGTCCGAAAGTTTTCGGCAATATCTGAAAGCATTTTTGCCGTTATCGTTACTGGCACGCCGTTACTCATAAAAGTCCCCGCGTGTGCAATTTCTCTTTTTCGTTGTTTCATCCCTTTTGTCCTTTTCAAAAGTGCGTTTCACAATGAGCGGAAAAACTAAAACGACGAGTGTGAAACGCGGGTTTATTATATCATACAAGAGACGCGTAAAAAAAATATTTTTACGCGTGAACGATGATGTATAATAACGATATATTCAATTCTTAGCCGCCTGTGAGACGCACTTTCCTCAACCTTTTATTCAGGTCAATTTAACTCACCTTTAGATATTTTTGTTTTGCAGGCGGCTTCTTTTTTTTAGTAAAAAGTCGAGGAATAGCAAATTATAATTTACTTTTTGCGCTTAAAGTAAATTATATGAATTTATATTTTACTTTACTTTACGGTGAAAAAATCTAGCAAATTTTACGCGTGAAACGTGTGATATAATGTTTTTAAGACATAATTCTCCTCCAGGAAAAAAGTCTAGCCCGTGTGGATGCGTTTTTCACCTCCTTGGCGCGTTTGCACGGGCGTTTTTTTAGCGAGGTTTTTTGGTCTAAAGGCGGTAAAACGAAATGACGCTAAACGAGTTTGTGTATAGGAATTTGAAAAAGGGTGTCGACTTTGACGGGCATTATGGGCTTCAGTGCGTGGATTTATTTAGGCAATATTGCCAAGATGTTTGGGATATACCGCAGCCTGAAGGCGTGACGGGTGCGGTGGATTTTTTTACTAAATACGATAAAAAGCCTATTTTAAAAAAGCACATCGAGAGGCTTTCGTATCCTGCGAATAAACCTGCGGAAGGCGATGCGGTGGTTTTCGGAACTGTTAGCGGTAACCCCTACGGGCATATCGGAATTGTGGTGGCGTCTTTTCCTCAGGCGGTGGTCGTTTTGGAGCAAGACGGCTACAAGCAAGACGGCGTAAAAATCGAGTGGTATTCATACCGCAATGTTTTAGGTTTTTTGCGAAAAAGAAAGACGGCTTTGACGGAATAGGGCAGGCGGATAATGCAAGGTGAATTATTTGAGGCGGGCGGAGGCTATGTATCGCAGGCTTCACGTGTCAAAAAGTCGGCAACGTATGAAGAGTTCGTTGAAAAGTTTAAGCCGAAAAAAACGACGGATGACTGTTACACGCCCGCCGATGTGTACGAGGTTGTAAAGGACTTTGCAGTTGAGCTTTGGAGGCGTGAGCATTCTGGAACGCCTTTTGTAATGCGTCCATTTTATCCCGGCGGTGATTACCAAAACGAAACATACCCAGAAAATGCGTATGTTGTGGATAATCCGCCTTTTTCGATAATGGCTAAAATTTTGGACTTTTACAAAAGCCGACACATTCCATATTTTTTGTTTGCTGATGGGAGGACTTTGTTTGCTTACTTTAGGGAATATCGTCCGATATCTTTTGTCGTTGTTGGCAATAATGTCGTTTATGAAAATGGTGCTAAAGTCAACACGGGCTTTATAACAAACGTGTTTGCACATCCGCGGTTAATACTTTCGAAAGAGTTAGCCGCTAAAATCGCAATGTGTGAAAGTCAGCCAGATACAAAAAATGTAAAGCGTGGTTACCGTGCGCGAGATTTTTATTCATCGCTTGATTTTTCGACGCTTGTAAAAAACTTTGGGCTAGATAGAGAATACAATATCGAAAATGCCCAAAAAAACGACAATACTTATAGCCAGCAGCTTTGCGTGCCAGACGCGGAGCTTCGAGAATTGGCACAAAAACAATGGGAGTGAGTAAGACATTCGGAGGAATTTATGAATGATAACGACGAAATACGAAGAAAGACAAACGCAAACATAGCGGAAAAAGTGGAATTTGTTGATTTCGGTTATATGGAGTTTATATATAGCAAGTTGCCGTATATTCCGTTTTTTCATTACTTAGTTGCAAAAGACGAAACTTGTTTTATGGCTATAAACCTTGAACTGCAATTATTCACGGTCGACGACACTCAAAGAAAAGCGGTGGATTTTCTCTATGACTTGATAATGTCGCATATAAAAGACGTTGCAGAAAGGGGCGACTTTTCACAGTTAATTGAAGACGCGATTCATACGATATTGAAATAGAGGAAGGGTAAGGAAAAAATAATGAATAGTACGATAGCTTTTTTTATCGGGTTTATCATTGGATGTGTTGGTTTTTTGTTGATAAGAAATATTTTTGAAAAGTGGCATATTGCAAAAATGATTGAGGCAATTGAAAAAGCGAAAAATAAAAATAGGGATATCTATTATGCCGAAATGAGATGCCGGAAGGCACGAGAGTTGCTGCGGCTAGTTCGAGAAAAAGAAGATAAAAAACACTAAAAGCTTTTTATTATGAATTTGTGTATTTTTTCAATTTTGCAAGCGTCTTTTATTGTTAATAGAATAACACTTATAAATGTATGATAAGTGTCGGAATATTCATCTATTTGCTTATCATCATATTTATTTCGTTTTTCTATTAAATCAATATAATTTATTAAATCATCAACATGTTTTTTTACATCTGCATTAAAAAACATTTCGTCTTTGCAAACATAAAAAGCAAAATCTAAAGTCTTTTCTCTAAAATATAAATCTCTGTCTTCAATCGGTAATCTTTGTAATTCTATAAAAACAGGACGCAATTTAAAAAGCTCTTTTTCAAGGTTCGCATAGGCAGTAAAAATATTATTTATCAATCTATCCATTATGAAAATTTTATTTTCATGCTTGCGATTACTCAAAAACAAAATCAAGCTAAAGGTTTGTGATATAATCGCTCCAAGGATAGCGGTAAAAGCCGGCTTTTCAAAAAGCTGCAAAATAAAGTTTTTCATTTTTCAGAAGTAAAAGTCTTACCGATAAGACTGTCATTGATAAGTGCCATTTTCTTTATCCGATTGCAATCATTCGTTCTTTAGGTAAGCCTTCGTCAACAAGTATATAAACCCATCGCCTTGTAAAAATATTTGCATTTGTCTCATCATCATTTTCTGCATATTTTATAAACTCTACTTTTTGGGTTTCCTTTACGTACTCAATTTTACCGGTGAGTTTATGAGATTCAAAGCCATAATCATAAGAAACTTTCGACGGTGTCTCACTTGTTTTTTTGAATTTTGCCCACATTTTCTTTTTTTATTTCCTTTGCCCAATAGTATTTTTTATTTGCCTCGTTATGAGCCTCTCCATAAGTATATCCCTTTTCTCGCATAAGTTCAAGCTCTAGTTTTTCATGATTTAACAATAATATATCATTCTTAGTAAATGTTCCATTTGTTAATCGCTCCCGTTATAAAACTATCTCTATAAACTTTCGATGTAAGTGTATCATTTACTACAGATATTTTCAATGGCGTCTTTTTTGCGATATTCTGCAATTACAGGATGGACAAAAAAAATATAAAAAAGTTTATTTTACCACTTGACTTTTTTTTGAAAATGGACGATAATGTAGTAGGTTGCGTGCTTGGCAGCTTAATAAAAGCGAAGTTCCTGCTAACCCATTAATGAGCTTGTGAGATAAGCACACGGTTCAAGGTATGTAGGCAAGACTTCGCTTTTATAGTTTATATATCAAATTGTTTAATATCACTAAAATATATTTTACTTCATTTTTTGACCTTTCAAGCCTTCTGCTTATTATAGAGCTTATTTTATTTAATGAAGTATTGAATGTTAAGCTCAAAACAGGGACTCTAGCCCTTTGATGTATAGCTTGACGTAAATTATTGTCGATAGATGTTAAACTACTGCATTCTTTTAATTCGCCTATCTCATCATTAATAATCATATCAGGGCTTTTTATTAGTTGATTTCTAGGCAATAAATAAATTTTATAGCCTGCATCGGCGAGGCACTTTGCAACGTCCATTTCTTTTTTTGAATATTCCCAGTTTTTTGTTACATGAACATAGCCTGCGCCTTTTGGTTCATATTCTATTTTATAACCTTGCAACAATTCCGGAAAGTATGACTGCATATCAAGCTCTCT